ATCCTAGTATTGAATTGATCCGCTTTGTTTGCGTAATCAATCTCGCCCTTAAAGTTTTTTCTGGCGTAAGGATCCCTAATAAACCTGAAATCAATACCTGAAGGGTTTGGATTTACTGGACTAGCATAAGCCATGGCAGAACCAGTTGGTTCTACCGGATCCGCCTCTTTTGGGTCGAAATCAACATCCTCAAGTTTAACTGGGTCGATCCCAACACCTTTTGAGTCAGGCAGACGACTAGCTCCCTTTGAGTCGTCAAAGATGTTTTCTAGGCTCATTTGTTCAATTATCCTAAAGCCCGTGTTATCCCGCTATTTGCGTTTGCTCTCCGTGCTGATTCTCTATTTGCCTGTTTATTTGCTTCATCCTTTGCCTGTTTCTCCGATTTTCTGCGCTCGCTCTTCATCTTGTCGTACCAATCCCCGCCTTGGTTATTGGCTTCTGATACAGATAATCCCTTTTTCCATTTCTTAGGTTTCCATCCCTCTGGAAAGTCCGTTAGGATGGGAACCGAGAAAGTTCCCGATTCGCCATCCATGGATTAAACCTCGTCGGCTACTTCGAGAACGGTTGGGGATAGCGTGAAGCTGAACTGATAGTTTGCCGTATTCACGTTGTCCTGACCGGCGATAATAGACCTATTGATAGACATTTTTAACGGGCGATCCGCAACGGCAGTGGCGTTGTAGGCCCGATAAAACTGCTCCACAAAAGCCAGCATGATTTTCCGGATGTCTCCGGTACTTGCATTTGCTTCGGTGTTAGTAAGCTCTGCAACTGTTACGTTGCTAGATGCGCTACCGGTTGTGAATGTTACAGTGTTTGATCCGGAGTTGGCTGAATAGCCGGCTCCGAGCCAAGTTGTAGGTGTTTTTGTGTATGCCATATTGTCTCCTTTGTTAAGCTACCATTGTTCCTTCGTTTGGGTTTTTCTTTTTCTTTCTAGCTAAGTCGTTTGCGTCGGCAGTGCCACCAGAAGCATCCGGCCCCTTATAACCGACATCCCCCTCATATTTTGGAGTACTTGGGGTTTGTGTTGGTTTCGATGTATTTGCAGGAGCATTCTCTTTGTATGGAACTTCTAAAGGCTTATCGCTAACACGGGCAAATGCGCTTTTGTCCACGGAACCATCTTGCTTAAAGAAGTCATAAGGTTTTGCTACTTCTGGTTTTGCGCTCGCCATCTCCATCTTTTGCTTATCGAAGTCTTTCGACATGTCTTGCACCTTCTTATCGCCACTTCGTTGCGCTAATACAGATTGGTACTGCTTATCTGAGTCTAGCTTCGACGCATCATAGTTATTTCGAGCGAGAGCAGAGATCCGATCCTTATCATCTAAGGCATTGTAATCAGCTTTCTTGGTGGGGGATCTTCCATTGGTTGTGTTGTAGTCGTCGATATTTCCGGCCATGTAAATCTGCTGAATATCCTTAGTAGATTGCTTTCTAGCACTTTTTTCGTCCATGCCACCAGCAACTAGCTCTTTGTACCTATTAGACTTTAACCCATCAATCTTGTCGTCGGTTGTTTGTGTGGTCGTCGCCATTGATCCGGTTGAACCATCTTCATTCTTTATTGAAGTCTTAATCATTCCGTCCTTGTTTTCCCTGCCAGTCACTACTTGCGGGGCGTCACCCATTCTTTTGTCTATATCTGCGAATGCGGTTCGATCAGCTACATAGCCCTTTTCACTGCGCTCACGCTCCCTGTCAAACGTCTTAGTTCTTCCGCTTGCCAAAAGCCTTGCGTCCTCGTCCCGTCTTGCACTCGCCTGAATGCCCTTGTCATATTCCATTTTAATCTGTTCACGTTCATCTTGATACTCGTTCCTTGCCCGTGCATCACCCATTTTCCTTTCGGCACTATTGTCAGTGTTGTATCTGCTATTTCGTGCCAAAGCATCCTGAGCAGTCTGAATATCTGTTAATCTTGAACCCATCGGGCCTTTGTTGAATTGGGTATCGTAATCACTTACCGCAGAGGGACGTGTTTTCTTAAATGCGTTGTATGACTCGGAGTCAGTATAACCGAACCCCTCTTTATCTTTGTTCTCTTTGGCTTTGTTAAGCTCAGGGGAAGATCCTGCCGGCTGGGAGGATTGGGTTGGCTTAGTCGATCCTGCCGGTTGAGATCCACCAACCTTACCCTCTGCATTTGCTACCCCTGCTACCTGAACTTCCCCGTTATTAGAGGAAGGCTCAGGCACGGGTTTTGCATTGTTCCCAGTTGTCGGATAATTCTTTCCGTAGTTTTCAATAATTTCTTTATTAAAGTTAGGGCTAACAACCCGCTTGCCTTCGCTATTTGTAGTCATTACATCGCCACTTGTCCCAACATTCTGATCGTACTCCTTCCACTGCTCTTGAGGCGAAAGGGTTGTATTTCTTTTGCCGGACAAACTGTATTTTTGGCTTAATTCAGCCTGAAACGCTTCTTTTTCTGCATCCGTAGCGGTCGCACCTTTTTCGGCGTCGAATCGATAACGTGCTTTATCCCTATCGGGAAGATCTTTATACCAACTCAAGGATTTAGATGCTATGTCACTCTCCTCAGAGTCGGTCAGTCTCCTCCGGCGTTCACTTGTGCTGTTTCGACGCTTCGCTATCTCATTTGCCCTATTTTTTTCGTAATATGCCCCATAGCCGGTATCTGCAATAGGCGCAGAGAAGTTGCTATTTTCAGCCATATAATGTTGTTAGATTGGCAACAACCGGTGTCAAGCATCACTCAGGCGTAACGTCGTAATGGGCCGTGTTACTTCGTAGAAACGAAATCGAGAAGGTCTTGAGTATGCCCCCCGCTGACGCCTGTGCGCTTCCGTTTGAAGTGCTGGTTGAAACGAGCATCTTGGTTGGCTTGTTTCCTGCGAGTGCCGTCACTCTTTGTTCGATAAATAATATGAGCGCATAGACTAACTTTCTTGCATCCCCCGTGCTTGCATTTGCCTCTGCATTAGTAAGCTCATTTAACTTAATTGCATGCGTGGAGTTAGACGTACTGAGGGTGATTTTTTTTTCAGCAGAGGAGTATGAATACCCTGATCCGAAGAATGATATTGGAGATTTGTCGTATGGCATATTAAGGCTCCGGATCTATTGCCAGAATTCCGGTTTCGGGTACTAGGTCGAATGTAAAGGTGAACTTGTCTATTATCCCAACTCCATTCGGTTGGAGTGTGGTCTGCACGGATGTTTGGACTCTTTGTGTGTCTATGTTATTAACCATTTCGCAGATTGCGTGGCAAATCTCCCTAAAGTCTCCTGAAGTTGAATCTGCCTCACTCTCAATAAGGTTCGGAAGGGAGATGGCTGGGCTTGCTGATAGTGCCGTGGTTCCGGTGGCATTTGAACCACCCGATGAGACACTACCGGAAAAGGATACTGATGGGCTTGTCAAGTAGCCGACCCCACTACCTGTTATGACTACATCATTAGCTTTGTAAATAATGGTCTTTACCACGTTTGCGTTGCTAATTCCCCCACCACTAACTGTTATTGTTGGTGCTGTCGCATAAATGCCATTATTACCCTGAATAGAAGAGTCTTGTAGGAGAAGTTTCTGATTGAAGTTTTCAGACTGCACATTATTTATAAGTTCTGCCTCTGTAGCTAGGTTTGTGCTTTGCACTTGCAATAGTTCAGTATATCCGTTTCCTGCGCTAGTTACACTAATTCTGCTTGAAGCTGTCCCGACCGGCATCTTGAGTGCTTTGATTGCAAAAGATGAGGAACTTATTTGGGTCGTTGTTGAGCTAGTGATTGCGTAATTAAAGCTACTGCTACTAGCAAGAGTAGTACCCTCCGTATTTGTATATATGTTGTTTGCAGAGAATTGGATGTTTTGGGTGTCATATCTTCCTAAGTTATTCCAAGTTATTTCAGGAGATGCAGTTGATTTAACAGTTCTGATTCGAAGCTCATATAGCGGAGGATCAGTCGGATTAGCTACTGATATTGCCTCATAGATAGTATTGTTGCTCGCAGTTTGCCATGTCATTGCGTCTCCCTGCCATGTAAATGTTGATTGACCATTAGCGATAGTGGCAACAGTTGGTTGATTATTCTGATAATGTTGCCTACGAATAGTTACATTCTCATCAGCAACAAACAATCCGCCAGTCCAAGTGTCGGTAAATGTTGCGGGTACACACGTAGTAGTAGATACAGTAAAGGTTGCTTGTCCGTTGTGATACGGGGTTGAATTTGTTATTGAAAGTGACGGGGCCGATGTTCCATCTGTTTTGAAGTAAAAGTTGGTATTAGTAGCCTTCGTGAATGAAGTAAGTTCGAACGATGGCTCAATCGACTTTAGTTTTAGAGAATAACCTTCTAGTGTGCTTTTAGATGCACTACTATTCCAACTATCAAGGATCACTGTCTCCTCCATGATATTGCCCTGACTATCTGCATTTACTCTGGCAGTTCCAAGAACAACGCTTGTATTAGCCGAATTAACAATCTGAACAGACGATTCATCTGATAGCTTGTAATTGCCCGATCCTGTTGCCGGAGTGACGAGGCTTGCAACGCTCAGACCTGACGAACTATCCAGTGAAGATATTACCGCATCCGAATATGTTCCGTTCGAGCCTGAAACTGAAACTGTTGGATTTGTGCTTATGTCGTAGAACATATCTACGTTTGGAGATACACTTGCTAATCCAAAAAGAGGGTTTGCTCCGCTTGCTCCACTTACTTGTATTGATACTGACTGTGGTGAAGCTGTTTCTACTAAGCCAGACGCTCCGGTGGATGAAAAAGTTATGCCCTTTAGGGCCATATTTACAGTTGCAGAAGCCCCGCTACCGGATCCTCCGGAGAATGCAACTGAAGCGGTTGGCGTCGTGTAGGATCCGCCATCAGTCACCGATACGCTAGCAACCTTCTTGCCCGTGTACCCCGCAATCGTGAAGGATATGGTATCCCCCGTGGCACTGTAACCGTCGATATACTGGGCTGGGGGAAATACGGCCATTTTGTCTATCAATTAGGTTCGTGCGTTAGTGCGTCAAGCATAGCTTCTGCGGTTTGCCTGAATGGATTTCTCTGCGTTAAGCAGATCCCTTGGTAGTCCTCTTGTTGATGAAGGTGCAAGGTATGGGGTTGCTCCGTCGATTGTCGCTACTGCGATTGATAGTGCCAAAACATCGTCGTCGTGATTCCCACTCATCGCCTCGGCCTTGCCAGAATCCGTAATTACGAATGTCTTAAGTTCGGAAAGGATGTTTGGGCAATAGATATTGATTCCGCCACCATCCAAATCCCCGTCTCTGATTGCCGTGGCTAGTGTTTCAATCGCAAGTGTCCTTGTCTTTTCGGTTGTTTGCCATCCAAGTGCCTTAGCCTTCTTGGATTCACGTAAATTGAAGATTTCACGTTGGTAAATTGGTGTTTGAGCGTCTTTTAGAAGCTCAATCAGGGCCAATCCGGAGTTATTTACCTCAGGAACGACCATGCAACCACCAAAGAACCTCGAAAGCCTGTCCACAAATAGAGCCAAAACGTCAATATCCACCCTGCAAGGTGGTTTAAGCCTCCCAACTACGGAAGGCGGGATCCATTTGCCGGATACGAAAGCTCCGGACGCCAGCACGATCACTGAATGACAGTCTGGCTCCCTTGTGGATCCTGCTACCTGACTTGCCCCCGTCATCGTATCGACACCAATCAGATACCGGCGACCGTACTCAGGCTTTTCCCATAGCCATAGCCACGCTTCGGCGGATCCGGTAGGCCGGAACACAACCGAATTGCCGGAAGGATCCAATACTCCCTCTGTTCTCTGCTTCTTTCTGGTAAGAACTTCGATCCTTTCAACCCCTGACCGGTCAAACCTTGGCCGGCCTGACGTTAAGAAGCATGAAACGTCATCGGTTGGGTATTCCTGATTGAAAAGCTCGGCATCGCCACCGCATTTTTCGCCCACGATCCGGCGACGCCAAGCAAGATTCGGTATCGTCGCACCCAAACCCATGAGATTTCTTTCAGAATCCGTTATAGACTCCTTAATTTCCTCCTCCTTCTGAGGCGGAAGCGTCTCGACCGAATCCGCAAAGCTATACCAAGGCCAAAACACACGGATAAAACCGTTCCCCTTCTTTCCTTTTTTGAAATCCTCGAACCAAACTGCCTTCTGCCACCTCTCATAGAATGCGCCGGATGCCCCGTTCGGGGTAGATTCGACAATGACTAGGGTTTTCGGCTCGTCGGGTACGCAGTTGAGAATCGAAAGAAGTACGCTTTCGGCATTCCGTTCGCCACGCTTCTTCCAGTGTGCCACCTCGGACGCCAAGACGACCTGAAAGGTGGACGACATGCCGGCCCGTGGATCGTTTGCCGTTTCCTTGTGGCAACTTGAATCATTTGAAAATGCCAACTTGGTCTTAAACCATTCGTTGCTCCATGCGTGATCATCCATATCGGCATACCGGCTGAAGATTTCCGCAAGGTTGTTTGAAGTATCCAATTCATCCCCGATCAAAGCGCACCTAGCACCGGAAAAGCGACGTAGGAACGTATAGACGCAAGCGCAGGAAACCGTTGAAGATCCCTTTTGACGGGGCTTAAGGATAACTATTCTAGGACGCTCGTTATTTTCGATGCACCACTCAATCACTTCCGAAACGAACTTCTGGAAATCATTCGGTTTTGGCCTGACGAGATTGCCGGCCTTGTTTTTAATGATTCCGGATGTTGCCATCCAGAGGGCAGGACTCGTTTCGATTACCGAATCCAAACTCATATATAGAAAGCCCCGTCTGCCCCCCTGTTCCTTGCTGATGCTGAATTGTAAGGCTTATCCAATCTTTTGCGTAGAGTGGATCCGTCGATAGGCGAATGACACATCCTGAGCAGTAGATCTAGGTCAGGAGATTTTAGGAAGTTTAAGAGATCCACCACCTCCCCGTCATGGCGCATCGTGGTTACTTTACTGTCTTTTCCGAAACCGTATTTCTTTAGCGAACCTATTTTCTTAAGTTTATCGACGATTCCTCCGGCCCGAAGATGACGATATTCGTGAATCGCCTCGGCGACGACCGCTTCGATCAGCTTTACGCAATTTTCGGCGATGTAGCCTTTTTTTGTGCGTTTTCGTTTTGTCTTTCGGCCAGAAGTAGAGGATGGACGTTTCACCTTGGATAATTCCTTTTAGACTTGATGTAATCGTTCGCCCCATGATGTTGTCAGATTAACAACAACATCTATCTTAGTAAAGCCTTGAATATCCATGACCACCATTGGCTCACGATCCTGCCAGTCCCGAATCTGACCTCTTCCCCCAAAGACAATATCCGGAAACTCCCCTTCCTCGATTTTTCGGTAACAGACGAGTTTCGGAAAAGAGAAGATAAGGAAGAACGGGAGTCCTGACTTTTTTGAAAGTTCGATTCCTGACCAGTACTTTTGCGCTGAGATAAAAGGACATTCCCATACTTTCGAACGGCAACGAATCTCGGCCCACGCAACAACCTTCTCGTTACGGGTAAGCCCGTAATCGAC